GTTGTTTAACTATAGTTTTATTATAGCACACTTTTATACAGATGTCAAGCTTTTCTTGTAGATTTCCTACGTTTGCCTGAAGCTGTCACTGCATGTTTGATTTTAGCAGGCCCTGTTTTACGTCTAGCAGAAGAAGCCTTCTCAGCTTTTGTCATCTTAGCTGCGACTGCTTTAGGTCTACAGGAAGGGTAGGGACGCTTAGACTCACCCTTCTTAGCAGACTTACGTCCACAGGGTTTACCTGTCTTAACGTCTACCCACTCCTCCTTAAACCACTTCTTGAGGGCAGCACCTTTCTTACTTTTTCTTACGGCCACTTTTGTTACCCCAGTTCTTAGCGCCGACTTTACGGCATTTAGCTACAGCACCAGAGGCGTATGCAGAAGGCCAGACCTTGTATCTGGACTTGACCTTCTTTGCACAAGCGTCGTTAGCTTTCTTAGTTTTAGCTTTAGGCATGTTTAGTACCCCTTGGGTTTGCTCTTGCCTTTCTTCTTTCGCTTACCTGAACAGTTTGGCATGGTAGCCTCCTTACTTTTTGTGGACTTTTTGGACTTCAAAGTTAGCTGACTTAGAAGCACCCTTGTGTGGCTTGTAGCCGTCTGCAGGGTCTTTCATCAGCTTGTAACCTTTACCACTTTTCATCCAGTGATGGCCTTTAGGTGCATTGACTTTCATATTATCACCACTTCTTACACGACCAGTATCGTGCCGTTAGTTTACTAGGTGGGTTTGTGTCACACTTGTGACGTGCCCTGAACGACTTACGACGTGCAGGTTGGTCTTTCTTAATAGTCATTTTAGCGTCACCAAAACGAATAGTCTTAGTCTTGTCGCCTTCCTTAGCTACTACTACAAACTTCTTCGTAGGGTGACTAGGCGTCCTTTTTGGTTTGTTGTACCCGCTTACGCCCGCTCGTGTTAGTTTTGGGTCCTTGGACTTTGGCATTTTGTAATTCCTCTACTTGCTTTGTTAGCTCTTGTACTTGCGCTTCCAAAGGACTTACCATTTGTTGCATCCTGTCTAGAAACATTTGAAACTCAGTGTTTGTTAACATGTTTTATCCTTAGTTATAAGGGAACCATTCTCCAAACTTACGAACATATATTAGTATAACCGTAGTGTCTGGTGTGTTGATTGTTACCGTTGTTCCGCCGTACTCATCTATGTTGTACTGGGCGATGTTAAAGAAAGAAGAAGAAGACGTAATGTTAATGTCACCTATAATCTTTACGGTGTTGGCTGTAGTCAGCTTTACCATTACCGTTTCACGATCTTTAGGTGTTGGGTTTAACACGATGTCTACGTCAGCACTGCACCGTAGTATCTCAGTACCAGAAGTAGTATGACTACCTGAAACCTCATACGCCTGTGCTATACCTAAGTCTGCTCTGGATTGTGGTATGTAACTCATTAGATTGCCAACCACTCTTTAAATTCTTGGATGTACACCAAGTGCAATGTTGTGTCGTCTTGTTCAACAATAATACTACGAGCGCCATACTCATTGATGTTGTACTTAGCTACGTCGTAGTAAGACATGTTGACAATGTTAATTTCACCTACAATGTCTATCCTGTCGTCTGTACGGCAGTTGACAATAACTGTCTCACGGTCTTGCGGATGCTCTCTTAGGTTGATAACAACACCAGAGGTAACCTTTAGGATCTCAGATCCACCTGTTGTGTGGTTAGCAGTGATAATCCTAGCGTTAGCATTCTTAAGATCTGCACGACTGGCCATGCTACCCATAGAGATGTTGTACACATTGGGTGCCTGAGCCTCGTTAATGTCCTTCACGGAGCCTGCGTCTACTTCCTCACCGTTGGTAAGGGTCAACACTAAATGCCCGTCAAAGTCCACTGTGGCGTCCTGAACGCCTACTCCGTCTTCCCCATCAGAGCCGTCTGCTCCGTCCTTACCAGCAACACCGTCCTTACCGTCTTTACCTACACCTGTATCACCCTTGTCACCTTTAGGTCCTTTTTCACCTGTAGGTCCGGGGTCACCCTTATCTCCCTTTTCACCACGAATAGCTTCTACTGCCTGTATCTTAGACAGTAGTTTATCGTAGAGGGCTGTAAGTTTTAGGTCCACGTTCATTCTTGATTAAGACGTTGCATCAACATTTGTTCAGCCTGACGTGTTTCTTCGCCACGTTTTTCTACCTGTTGGTTACCTTGCTCCCTAGCTTTTACTTCACGTTCTTTAAGCAGTGTTTCTGCTACACGCATACGACGCTCAAACTCTCTGTCGTCTTGGTCACCTTCCTTAAGGTTACGTGTAATAGCATTAATCTTGTCAATCTCAAGCTCTTGAGGAACGACTGCTGCTTCTGCTGCCAGCTTAGTAGCCCTAGCTTGTGACTCTTGAGCCTGAGCAGACAGTGCTGCAGTTTGTGACTGCTGGAACTGCATTTGCAACTGTTGTGTCTGTTGTTGCATCTGTTGTGCTTGAGGATTAGGCTGCATAGCTTGTTGCATAGCCGCAATAAGTTCTTCACGGTTAGACAAGTTCATGTTATCAATGATGCTTTGAATCAATGTGTTGTACAGCGGTGACTGTCGATCCATAGTCTGTAACAACTGAACAAGCTGTGTTACTTCGTATTCACGAGCAATAATACCCAAAGTAGAACTTGCGTTGAACTTGTAGTCAGCTACAGGGTAGTTCTCAGGATCAAACTGCATGTAACGATAAGCTGCTTTCTTAACAAAAGGAATCAAGAAAGACTGCTGGAAGTTAATCAGTGTCCGTTTATGACGTTTAATAATAGCGCCAAGAGACATACTAATGCCAGCGGCAGTAGCCTCGCCGTTAACACTACCAGCGATTCCTGCTGAGTCAACGGCTCCTGTTGCTTGCTGTACCATTTGTTGCAAGGCTCCAGCTTGAGCAAAAGTAATTTGATTGACTTGACCAAAGTTAAAGGGTTGAAGAACTTCACGGGGATCTCCGCTCGTTAAAATTATCTTACCGGGACGTACTTCAGGTTTAGCGCCTCTTGGTAAACGTGTAGCGTCCATAGCCATCATAGGATGAATAGTTAGGCTTAAAGCGTCGATACGTGCTCTTAGCTCTGTGTCAAGTGCTTTTTGGCTGTTATACCCTTTTTCACATACGCCACGACCCCAGAAACGTCCGGGTACTACGTCCCAAGGAAATGCAACTACTGGCCGGTCCTGCATCATGTAAGGGTTAGCTTCAGCTTTAAGTAGGATACCGCCATTAGCAATCACTACAACAGCTTCTACGTACTTTGAGTCCGGCCCTTCTTCTTCTACTAGCTTTTCTTCATCGTCGCTTACAGCGTCATCTAGAAGCTCTCGTGGCACTAAACCATAGTACTTAGTAAGTCTTACTTTGTCGTCATTGTAAATTGTAAGGTCTTGGTCTGGCTCAAGATCAGTATTAGGGGCAGCAGAACCAACATAAGTGTCACGATAGACGCCTTGTTCTTGCAGGAGTTCTACTTGGTGACGACTAACAAACTCGTCTACTGCTACGCCCATAGCGTCTTCTACAGAGGTTGCTACAGGGTCAATCAGGAAGTTCTGAGGCAGTACAGGCTTAAGCTTAACTTTTACTCGTTCAGTAATGTTTACACCAACTGCCTGAAGATCCCCACCCATTACAGGCTGAGTAGCAGGAGCCATCTCCTTTATTTCTTCAATTACAATTTCGCCAATGCCTACACCAAAGACTGCTGAGTTAATAAGGCACTCTGCTACAGCCTTACGTACCATACAGTCTTCAAAGTCTTCCGTCAGTTTGTTACGAAGGAATAACACGTCTTGCTTTTCAGTGTCTCCTAAGTTGTCACTAACGTCAAACCACTTACCACGACCAAACGTGGCTTCTTCTAGCTCTGCTACATTAGACTCAACTGCCTGTTGAAGTGCAGGAGAAATAATACGGGAACGCTCAGACCCACGCTGGCTGTCAGCAGGATCCCATTGACCACGCCATAATCTATAATATTCTTCAAACCTTTCTTCATAATTGCTTTCGTAGTAATCCCTCCAATCTTCACATTTAGTAATAACCCAGTCTTCAAGAGATTCTTCAATCATCAACGGGTCTGCTTCGTATAGTTCTGCCATATTAGTATCCTGCTACCACGTCTAAGATTTCGTGGTCCTCAATTTCGTAGTCGTAGTCGTACGCTACATTTGCCAGTTGGTCAATGTACGCCAAAGCGTCAATCAAGTCATCGTGCGTCAAAGGATCAGGAAACTGAAAGAGTTGATCCAAGAATCTACTGTTCCATTCACCTTTGTTTAATGTAATGTAGCCGTTCTCGAAACGACCTTGTAGTGTCCACATTACTCTGTCGGTCTTCTTTTTGTTACCGTGGGTAAGCTCTTCTACTCTAAAGAACATACCGTGTCTCTTTTGCATGTCTAACAGAGGAGACATTACAGCCTGTTTAGCAATACCTCTTTCGATTCCAACCGACACGGGACGGTAATCTCTAACGGCCTGAAATATCTTAGCTGCTGTTTCGTCAAGTGACCATCTACCGTATATGATATTGTCAACATACCAACCATGCTCATTGACCTTAGCCACGGCGATGGCTGTGTCGTCAAGCTTGGAGTTCTTAGTTTTCTTTTTGTTGACTTCTTCAAAGCCTGCCAAGTCAACGGCAATGTAGTAGTCTCCTATTTCAGGTTCGTCTTCGCTAAAAGATACCCAGTCCTCTTTAAACATTT